CAATTTCTGTTTTTAATGTGTCTATTTCTTTAAGTTTTTCTTCAATAATTCTTTCAAGATCGTTCTGACCTCTAGTCTTATCAGCTTTTATTTTTCTTAATTCTTTTTTTAATTTTTTAATCTTGTCTTGCAAATCCACTTCCTCAAAAATACCAACATAGGTCATTTTATTACCTCAATTTTTTTTATAACCTTTCTTGGAAAACAAGTTAATCCACCCACCTCTAAACCATCTTCATCTTCTGCGTATGAAGTAAATAACCATAGTTTATCTTTAGTTTTTTTATAAATATAACCAACATCTTCACAAACTGATACATCATGGTTAAGTATATCTTCTTCAGCAATCCAGCTCTCTGTTGAAGAACAAATATCCCACCAAGTAATTTTGACTTGCTTATATTTTGAGATCGTAGAAGTCATTGGGTTGTACCTTTTTGTTTGTTGCTTTATAAATCTTAATCATCTCTTTGGGTCTAGGTATTCTCTGACCATTGCAGTACCTCCAAACATTAGTGGCTGGATTTATGTTTTGAATACCAATTTTTCTCGCAGCTTCGCTACAACTTAAGCCTTCTTCTTTTATCCATTCTTTTAATTTCATAGTTGTCCTTTCGCCATTACCAATAAGGTATATTTATCCACAAATCAACCTTTAATTAAGTATAGACAATGTGGAAAAAGGTGTATATAAAAGCAGAAAAACAATGAGTAATAAAAAATATTTTAATACATTAAATAATGGTAAAGGCTTAGATCATTGGTCGCCATCTAGCTCTAGTATGCCACTAGCCAAATTTAATATTAACTATGGTCATCATGATGGTGTGGAAAGAAGTATGTTTCCCATGCAATACAAACCTAGATTTGGAAACCTCGTAAACAACACAGCTCAAAGAATGGAATGTGAAACTCTTTATTGGAAAGACAAAACTATAACATTAACTAACAGGAACTATGACGAGGTGTTTGGCAAAGAGTTAGATGATATTAATAAGTATGATCCTGTTGATGAGAAAGATGCTTACGCAAGAGAACACATGATTGAGTATGCACACAAAACCATTGAGCAAACAAGAAAGGTGGTCAAGGAACTTTGTGGCAAAAATAAGATTACTTCTGAACGATATGTCATGAACAAACCTAAACAATTATTACACGACATCATAGGAAGGATAGATTACGAAACAGGAGGTAAGAATGGTTTATTTGTAGAGCTAAAAACAAAACCGCCAAGCATTATAAAGAAAAAAGGTAGAGATGAATACTATTTTAAAACTCAACCACTTGGAGATGATGCTATCTTTGATGATTATTGGAAACAAGTCGCTTTCTATTGGAAGTGTACAGGGAAGAAACCTTTTTTAGTTTTAGTTAATGATAAAGAATATTTAATCTATGATGATACTCATGCAGCTTTGTATGACGATCATTTAGACTACCAATACGACATGATGGTAAGAAGAATTTATAACTGGGAACAAATGATTATATATTGTAAAGGTAATTTGCAGAAGCTCGCAAATATTTCAGAGCCACCTGATCTTAATCATTATTACCATTATAAATACTTAACAGACAAACAACGAAAAACTATTAAAAAACTTTGGGGGTTAGATGCGTGATAAAATAAAAAAGATAAATGAATTAGTGCGTAAAGATGGTGTGTATATTAAAGATGCTGATAAGGATAAAAAAAATCCTCCTTTAAATGTATCATCTTGGAGCAAGATTAAATACTTTAGACAAGTGTTTGGTGATGAACTAGGATTTGATACACAAATATTTGACCAAGAAGATTATTATATTTGTAAGTGTAGAATTTTAGCTTATGATCCTGAACGAGTGTTAGCAACAGGTCATCATAAAACTTTTAAAAAGCAGGGATCATATCAGCTCTGCGAAACATTTGCAATATCAAGAGCTTTAAGTTTCTTTGGTATATTGGAGAGTGACATAACCTCCCTCGAAGAATACAATATGTTAGGTATTCCAATAACTAGAGAAACTAAAGGTGCTGTTAATAACAGTACAAATAAAGGTGTAGATCAAATCATAAATGATTTTAAAAAATGTAGAAACATTTATGAGTATAGGAGAGTTAGAAAAATAAACGATCCTTACATTGAACAAGCCTTAACTAAACATCCCTCTACTTATAAATCAATAATGAATATTGTTGAAAGTGTAGAGGATAAACTAAACAAACAGGAGAAAATATAATGGATAAGATATATATAAAACTTATACCAAATGCAGACAAACAGCCAGGAGATAACAGACCTAGCTTTGTTGCACCGCCAAACTTAAAAAGACCAGATAAGAACTGGAAAATTGGTGTTGAGGTAAAAGGTAAATGGTACAGCCAAGCTGCTTTTGATGCTACCGAAGAAGATGGTACACCAACAGGAGGATTGAATGTAGTGCTTACACCAAGCGATAGTAAAGCACCTCAATCTGGTAGTGGTGGACAGCAACCAGCAATGGGTGGGTATAAAAAACCCTATCAAAAAACTGGAACTTATGGTAATTACAGAAGATAGAGCTTAGCTCTAAAGTTTGTGGCGGAGTTTTAGTCATCACCCTTGACTTTCTATTAGTTGTTTTTCTTCGCCACAGACGATTTAAATATGACAGATAATGTATATAAAAAGCAGGTAGGTGGAGATCATTATGCTTCTATGCCTATCCAAGCTAGTGAGTTTATTAACAAAAACAACATCCCATTTGCCGAAGGCAATGCTATTAAATATCTATGTAGACATAAGGCTAAAGGTCAAAAACAAGACTTATTAAAAGCTATTCATTATATAGAAATGGCAATCGAAAGAGACTATGATTGACAATAAGGTTAAATTCTATATAAGAGAAAGAAACGGACAAGCATCTTTTCAATATTTAGAAAGATTTGATTCCGTTGAGAAAGCTGCCGACCCCTCAAATGAGGGAGAGTTAGTAGAAGTAAAAGTTTCAGATATAAAATGGGACTTTACAAAAGTGAAGGAGGATGCTGATGGAAATCAGAATGCGTCTACAAAAGCTAAGAGACCTTCAAGAGAAAAAACATAAGAAGTATCTTGAAGCTCAAATGAAAGCCGAAAAATATCATAGAGATAGTATTAGGCTTGGTAGAAAAGTAGTAGACACACAAGAGCAATTAATGAGAGCTTAATAGTCTTATTAATTACATAATTATAAAAACAACAGAAAGTTGTGTAAACAACAGAGGGGATGCTACGCAAATGAAAACACTAACACAATTAAAACAAGCAATGAAAGCTCCTATGTACAGGGAACTAACAGGGAGAGAACTTTTAATTTATAAAACAGGATTTAAGAATGGCTATCGTATGTCATTGCAACAAAACAGAGCAAAAATAGAAAATCAATTACTAAGATTAAGATATAGAGAAGAAAGATTTGAAGAAAAGAAAAGTGGTTTGGCAACAGAAAGAAAGAAAGTTTTTCCTCAAACTTTAGATGCTGTGATTAATAAAGTTTGTATAAAATATGAAGTTAATAAACAAGAAGTGTTAGGTATAAGAAGATTTGAATCTTTAGTAAGAGCTAGAAGTATTATTATTAATCTTATGGTTGAAGTGTATGGTGCTTCATCATCTCATTTAGGTAGAATGTTGAAGATAGATCACTCAACTGTAATTCATCATCGTAGATTAAAAGCATTAGGCAGAAGATTTTGGACACCTGAAAAAACAATTCACGAAGAGTTTAAAGAATTAAAACAAGAACTAATTAATTAAATCCTCTTAACATAGATTGATAGCTTTTTTTACTTACAGTAGATTTAGATTTACTTCTACTTGTACCAGCTTTCTTTCTTTTGTTAATGTTGTAATACAAACCTTGCTTAGCTGTCTTACCTGATTTAGTTTTGTGGTAGCCTTTTTTCATTTTGTTTTCCTATATTTATATATTTATCAAAACAACTTTCTGTATTTTCACCATAATGTTCACAAAATCGTTTCTTCTCTGCATTTATAATCCATCCACCTTCATTACTCAATAACTGTTTTTTACACATGATGCAATATCCACAAACTAAAGTAATGTTTCTTTTAGACCAAGTTTTTTTCTTTACCATTTTTTGCATGACCAATAACGAGCAGTCATTTTACTTGTAGCAGTTGCACATTTATGTCTAGCTCTAAAAGATTTTCGTCTAGCAGGATTAGATTTTTTTATAGTCATGTTGGCATCTCCGAATCTAATAATTTTTTCTTTACCTCCAACACAAGCCTTAACAACAAACTTCTTACCACCTTGCACTTGTCGTTTAGGTGCGTTGCATTTCATCTTTGCTTTATTTATAACCATAACTATTTATAATATTTTCTATCATATAAAACAACTTTCCATTTAATGTTTTTTTTAAACTTATTTCTTTTAGCATAATCTGTAGCTTCTTTCTCTGTCTCCCATACCTCGTTTGTGAATATCTGCCAACGATCATTTTGAAACCAAATGATGCAGTACATTAATCTGCTTTTGATATGCTTATAATTTTACCATCTTTAACAACAGCATTAACTTTCATACATTGAAACTGTGCGTTGTTTGTTGATCTCATGGAAATCCTTTTTCTTGAAAGGCATTCGGATAACGAAGGCATGAGTAAGTGTTCCTTTAAAACTGGTGGATCGCCTAGATACATGAGAAGTGCAAAAACTAATTCCATTTAATGATTTCCGTTTCTTAATTTTTCTATTTGTTTATTTAAAATATCAACTTGTTCTTTTAAGTGATCTATGTTTACTTTATTATATCTTGATGCTTCTATTTCTTTTTCAATAGACTCTACCTCCCCTGCCAAATGTTCGATAAGCATCAGCATTTCTAAATTTTTGGGTTCTTGTTCTGCTTTTTTTAAAAGATCAGCTTGGAATAATGTATCTGCTGTTTCTAATCTGTTAAGTCTTTCTTCTATACCAAAGTAAACCCATACACCAACAGCAACTCCTGCTACAATAGATAAAATTGTTTTAAGATCGGTGCTAACTTTTGTGCCTTCATTTATTTTCATTGTGGTTCATCTCCTCCGCAAATATAACCTATA